TCAGTTGAGCAGTTTCTTCGTTGGAAGATATTACCGAGATGTATGATGCTTGCTAGTACAGTTATGTCTTGGAGATGTGCTGAATGGTTCATGGATCTAGATGCACCTACTGCTGCACAGTCAGCTTTTGTGTCTGTGGTTATGGGTGTAATGACTGGTGTATTTGGTATTTGGATGGGGCACGAACATAAGGATCACAAATAATGTTAACAGCATTAATAGGACCAGTAACCAATTTAGTTGGTAAATTTATTGAAGACAAAGACGCTAAGAATAAATTAGCACATGAAATTGCGACCATGGCAGAAAGACATGCTCAAGAGTTAGCCAAGGGTCAATTAGAAATTAATAAGGCAGAAGCAAGCCATAAATCTATATTTGTGGCAGGATGGCGACCATTTATTGGTTGGACATGTGGAATTGCGTTGTGCTGGCATTTTGTGCTTGCACCTGTTACAATATTCATATGTGCGTATTTGAATGTGGTAATACCAGAGCTACCGACTTTTGATATGGGTAGTTTGATGACTGTGTTGATGGGGATGCTCGGACTTGGCGGTTTGAGATCATTTGAAAAGTATAAAGGTTTAACAAAGTAAGGAGAATAAAGTGAAAAATAATTCAACTACAGGAAGTTTTCTTGGAGATGTGATTAAAGCTACCAAATCAGGTGGTGCTAGTTCTATGACAAAAAATATCAAAGTTAAAAAAGATCAGACACTAAGTGATATAGCTAAAGCAAATAATACAACACTACAAAAGCTAATGAAACTAAATCCTAAATTTAAAACTGGTCAAGATAAAGGTTCTCCAACAAAAGGTACAATACAACAAAAAACAATGAAAGTTGGTAGTGTTGTAAAAGTTCCTGATCCACACACCTTTAAAAAAGGTGAGTTAACTAAATCTGTGTCAAACAATAAAAAAGATGTTTACAAAAAAACAACCAAAAAACAATTTAAAGAGATGAATGTTCCTTTAAAGAAGAAAAAATAATGATTAATTGGATTAAAAAAATATTAAATTCTTCTAGTGGAGATTTATCGAAGCATAGACTTCACACAACTAAGTATCAGGACTTGTGTATGTAATGACTTTACCTCCTCCAATATTTAATGATTTTTTTAGAAATCCTTTCGGTGGTGAAATGAAATCTATTGGCGGTATGGGTGGTGAAGGTGGTGTATTAGAAAATATACAACAACAAGTAGCAGATAATGGTGAAGCTTTACAAGCACTACAAGGTGGTATAGGTGGATTACCTAATACTCCTTTTAGAAACCCTGGAGACCTATTGGATCTATCAACCTTTAAACCACCTATAGCTCCAGTACAAGATGAATTAAGACTTCCTACAGGTTTTGAACCTTTGCCTACACCTTCTGTTGCTGATGCTGCTTCAGACATAGATTCTCAACTAAGGGCCGAGTATGACGAGCTAGTAGCTAGTGCCAAGAAAATAAGAGACGAAGGTTTTAAGGGTAGAATGGTACTTCCCGGTGAAAACTTGTCGTTTGAACAATTTAAAAAAATGCAGATAAAACCAGGATCGCCTTTTGACATGCTTGGTGGGCCTATGCAATCAGATATATTTAATATAGCTCAACCAGAACAAAACCCAGGAATAGGATTAATACAAGACCCAGGAATATCATATATAACTGGAAATTTATATGATGATACTAGCACGGGTCCTCCACAATTACTAAACTCTACATTAATTCCTACAGGTGCGATAAATCAAGAACGTCTTCCATTTGGTAGTCTTCGTGGTAATAATCCGATTCCTCAACCTATTTATGAAAGACCAGGTCCAGATATTGGCATGGATCAACTATTCGGAAGAGCATTCGCAGGGAAACCAATATAATGGCTAGAGTAAGACAATTTGCAAATGATTTGGGGATAAGTAAGAATCAAGCACAGAACTTAATTAACAAAGGTCGAAGTCGCAAGGACGGTGGATCACAAATCTTGGAGAGTGTAATGAAGAAACCAGTGTATGCTAAAAATGGTAAATCAATGGCAATGCCAAAGAAAAAACCAAACAGAATGTATAGTAATGATGCAGAGGCTTCAAATAAGAACAAGAACAAAAAAACAAGTGAACAGATAGTAAGAGAGATAAATGAATACGATCTTACAAAGTCTGATATAACAGCATCTGTAAACAGAGATTTTAGTAAGAAAGTTGCTAAACAAAACGAAGAAAATAAAAAGAAAGTTAAGAAATCAAATATGAAAAACAAAGGTGGTTTCCCAGATCTAACTGGTGATGGAAACGTAACAAAAGCCGATATTCTTAAAGGTCGTGGTGTCCCAGGCTTTGCTCGTGGTGGTGGCATGGCTATTCAAGGATTAGGTTTTAGAGGAATCAAGTAGTGTACGCACCTGCTGGACAAGAAGAAGCACAAGTACAACAAGCACAAGAACTTGCTGCTGGTGACAGTTATGATTATGGTGGTGATCAAACATCATCAGGAAACGATGTTTCTAATCCATATTTAGGTGTTGCTTCTGATCCAACTATAGCAGCTATAGCCTCTGGAATGAGAAATAGTTTAAATTACGCAAATCCTTTTTCTCCAACTATAATGAATTTTGCTGATTATAATGCTTTAAGAGGAACAACTTTAGCTGATCCTTTTAGGGATGATCCATCAGGTATTATGTCTGCAATACCTTTTGATTATAGAAATCAAAGAAATACATATGACGATTTACAAAGACAATATGCTCAATTCATGAATCCTTATGGTGCAGGTCGTGCCGATAGTATGAGTATTTTAAATAATATGGACGAAGAATCAAGGAAAGCGTTATCTGCCGATTTAGAGAGAATGGATAAGAACCCTTTTGATTCTGGTGATAAAAAAAAAGGAGATTTGAGATCAGGTCTTCAAAGAGAGTATGGAAGTATCTTTGGAAGTAGTACAGGTCTTCCAACTCTTCAAGGGAACGTAGTCGATCAAGATAGACAGTTTGGTGCTGGAGAAATGTTCGCTAGAGGATTGGCTAGTCTAGCTCCTGGACCCATAGGTACAATTTTATCTCAAGTAGGTAAAACAAAACCTACGTTAGATACAAGTCCAACTTATGATCCGACTAAAGATCCAAATAGTCCAGAATACAAAGGCCCCGGATACTTCGGAAACATAGCTAATTTGTTAACAGGTGGTGCAGGAACACAAATAAGTGACAAGGTATCTGAAGAAATATCTAGTTTATTTGATGGAATAGACTTCTTAAACAAACCTACGAATGATAAAGATATAACAACATCTGGAATAGGAACTGTTAATAAAGAAGTAACAGATAACGCTGTTAATAATATTGTTTCTAATAATATGGTGAGTACAATTCAAAGAAATGCAAATGAATTACGAGCAGAAGCTATAGAGGCGTATAAAAATCCAGAAACGAGGTTGTCAAAAAACCTCAACATGCACATAGAAAGATATAAAATTCGGAATAACTAATGTACATAACAGATTTTTTAAATAAATATAAAAGAGACTTGAATAATAGAATTGATGATATAAGTATTTCATTGACTAGTGGCAGTGCATCTGATATTGGTCAATACAAAGCGATGGTAGGCGAAATACAGGGATTAACCTACGCATTGGAACACATACAAACCCTGCTAAAGAAGGTGGATGATGAGTCTGATAGTACCAGAATACGTTCTAGCACAGAGGAACGCTAAAAAGAAAGCCGAAGAAGAAGCAAAGAAGTTAAATTTAATACAAAGAATACCACAGCCAACGGGTTGGCGAATATTAGTTATGCCTTATATGGGCAAAGAAAAAACTGAAGGTGGTGTTTATGTTCCAGATCCAGTAAGAGAAAGAGAAGCGAGAGCCACAGTTACAGCCTATGTAGCTAAAGTGGGGCCTTTGGCATATAAAGATATTGATAAATTTGGAGAAGACGGAGCTTGGTGTAAGGAAGGCGATTGGGTTTGTATTGGTCGTTACGCTGGATCACGTTTCCAAATAGAGGGTGGGGAAGTTAGAATAATCAATGACGATGAAGTCATTGCAACCATTGTCGATCCTGACGACATCAAATCATACGGAGTATAGTATGCAAGAAGATATAAAAGTCGAAGAAGCCGAAGAAGAAGGTCAAGAAATAGAAATAGAGGAGAAAGTTGATGATAGCAAACAAGAAGAAGTTGTCGTCAATACCAAAGATTCAACCGAGGATAAACAAACAGAGTCTGATGACTTGTCTGAATATTCGGAATCTGTCAAGAAACGTATTAGCAAACTTACGTCTAAGTTTCGAGAGGAAGAGAGACAAAGAAACGAAGCTATAAAATTTGCTGAATCTGTTAAAAAACAAAACGAAGAATTAAAAGCAAAGCTTGATAAACTAGACAATACTTATGTAGGTGAGTTTGACACAAGAGTCCAATCTCAATCAATAGCTGCAAAAGAAGCTTATAGAAAAGCTGTAGAAGAAAATGATGTTGATGCAATGTACGAAGCATCTCAAAACATTTCTAGAATAGCTATGGAAGAAGCTCGACTTAATCAATTAAAAACAAGAAAAGAAGAACAAGCTAAACAAGTTGAAGTTGAGCCTACACAAGCTCAACAACCTCAAGCTCAACAACCTCGTCCCGACCCTAAAGCGGAAGAATGGGCTAAAAAGAACACATGGTTTGGTCAAGATCAGACTATGACTTATGCAGCTTTTGGCCTACACAAACAATTAATTGAGGATGAGGGGTTTGACGCAACGTCAGATGAGTACTATAATGAACTTGATAATAGAATTAGATCAGAGTTCCCACATAAATTCCAGGAAGCTCAGAAAAAATCTAATAGTCCCAGAGTCGCCTCTGCTGGGACAACGGCTTCTAAGTCGTCATCACCAAAGGGACGCAGAACAGTCAAGTTGACTGCTTCGCAGATTGCTATTGCGAAACGGCTGAATGTTCCGCTTGAAGAATATGCTAAATATGTGAAGGAGTAAAAACATGGCAGAGAAAAGAATATCACGAGAGAATGAGTCTCGTGCAAAGACCCCGGCAAGAAGAAAACCGTGGGCACCCTCATCAAAGCTAGCAATGCCAGAAGCACCCGCTGGGTACAAACATCGTTGGATCAGAACTCATTTAAGAGGTGAAGATGATAAAACGAATATGCACTCAAGACTTCGGGAAGGCTGGGAACCAGTAAGGGCGGATGAGTATCCAGATTCTGGAGACATGTATCCAACCATTGAAGAGGGTAAGAATGCAGGGGTAATCGGTCAAGGTGGTTTAATGCTTGCTCGAATACCAGAAGAAACGGTACAAGAAAGAACTGAATATTATCGGGACCAGACCCGCAACCAGATGAAAGCCGTGGATGAAAACCTAATGAGGGAACAACATCCTTCAATGCCGATCCATACGGATAGGCAAAGTCGTGTATCTTTCGGTGGGAAACCAAAGCCCTCCGAGTAACTATAATGAAGCAAAAGGAGCTTAAAAATGGCTAATGTAAACGTAAAGTTTGGATTAAAGCCGATTAGTGTAATTGGTGGTGGCATCAATTCTACTAGTCAGTATTTTATCAAAGCCGATGCTTCAGCGATTTATCAAGGTTCTCCAGTTGAAGTCGAGTTGACAGGTGGAACCGCAGCAATAATTACAAGTGCCGATGGAGATGGTAAACAACTCCTTGGTGTTTTTGCTGGATGTGAATACGTTGATGCATCAACAGGTAAATTAACATTTAAAAATCAATGGGGTGGATCAGGAACAGCTGATGCTAACTATGATATTAAGTGTTTTGTTTACGATAACCCAATGCAAAAATTTATTATTGCATCAGATGGTACAAACACAGATAGAGCAACTGCAAAGGCAGACATATTCAAAACTGCACAACTTGCAACTGCGACAACTGGAAATTCTACCACTGGTTTATCAAGTGCAATGATAGATATATCAACAGCTGAAGATAGTGATCCGTCAAACCCTTTGATGATTGTTGGTCTTCATGAAGATGTGACAAACGCTGATCACTCTGCTGCAGGTATCTCTTACATTGTTAAAATTAACAATCATGTGTTCGCCTCTTCTAGTGGTGACGCTGATGCTGCTATATCATAAGGAGTTTTAATTATGGCAATTTCAAGAGCACAACTCGCCAAAGAATTAGAGCCTGGTTTAAACGCCCTCTTTGGTATGGAGTATAATAGGTATGAAGGTCAACATGCAGAAATCTTTGACACCGAGTCATCAGACAGAGCGTTTGAAGAAGAAGTAATGTTGAGTGGATTTGGAGCTGCACCGACTAAAGCAGAAGGTAACGCAGTGACATTTGACGATGCAAATGAGGCTTATACTGCAAGGTATAACCATGAGACAGTTGCAATGGCGTTCTCAATAACAGAAGAAGCCGTAGAGGATAACCTTTATGACAAAATCTCTTCTCGTTACACAAGAGCACTTGCAAGATCTATGGCACATACCAAGCAAGTAAAAGCAGCAAATGTGTTGAATAATGCATTCGATACAACTGTAACAGGTGGTGACGGAAAAGCATTGTGTGTAACAGATCACCCATTAACAAATGGTGGTACACTAGATAATGTTGCAGCAGCAGATCTTAACGAAACATCTTTAGAAGATGCTTTAATTTCTATCGCAGGTTTTACAGATGAGCGTGGATTAATCATTGCTTTAAGAGGCATGAAGTTAATTATACCTCGTCAGTTACAATTTGTAGCAGAGAGATTAATGGCAACTAATCTAAGAGTGGCAACATCAGATAACGACATCAACGCTATCAAGTCAACTGGTATGTTACCAAATGGCTATGTAGTGAATGATTTCTTAACTGATACTGATGCTTTCTTCATTAAGACAGATGCTCCAAACGGATTAAAGCATTTCGAAAGAATGGCTTTAGCAACAGCTATGGACCCAGATTTCGAGACAGGAAACATGAGATATAAAGCAAGAGAGAGATATTCTTTCGGCTTCTCAGATCCTCGTGCCGTGTTTGGTTCACCAGGAGCGTAAGCTTAAAACACAATTTAACCAAAAGGGCAGTTACATACTGCCCTTTTTTGTGTATAATAAACTAAACCTTGACGAAGAATTAACTTCGACATTTGCCACGACAAGGAGATTTAAATGGCTAATACTACTTTTTCAGGTCCAGTCCGTTCAAAGGGTGGATTTAAAGAAATCGATCAAAACGCAACAACTGGCGTAATTACAGAAAATATTTCAATCACACATGATGGAACAAACAGTGTTGTGATTATAAAAGATCTTCCAACATCAGATCCTTCTGTTGCTGGTCAAGTTTGGAGCAACTCAGGTGTTCTAACTGTATCCGCTGGATAAAGGAGAGCATAATGGCAGGTTCAGTATCTGACGTAAAAGCCTACAACCACGACCAAGGTTCTGCTGCGGCTGTAGGTCCGACAAGGTCAAGAATAAGACAGCTTGTAATTTTTGGAAATGCTGCTGGAGCATTAACAATTACCGATGGAAACGGAGGAGCAACATTGTTGACTCAAAGTTTTCCTACGGGGTTACACACATTAAATATTCCTAGTAATGGAATATTAGCAGAAAACGGAGCATATGTATCCGCTTTCACTGGCACTGGTAACAAAATAACTTTATTTTTATCATGACAAGAAAAGCAGATAAACAGCCTCCAAAAACTAAAAAGTATTTCCGCTCCACTAAATCTGGAGCGGGAATGACTAAAGCAGGTGTTTCTCGATATAGAAGAGAGAACCCTGGAAGCAAGTTAAAAACAGCTGTTACTGGCAAAGTTAAAAAAGGCAGTAAGGCTGCAAACAGACGCAAATCCTATTGTGCAAGATCAGCAGGGCAAATGAAAAAGTTTCCTAAAGCTGCAAAGAATCCTAATAGTCGATTAAGACAAGCCAGAAGAAGGTGGAAGTGCTAATGAATATTAAAGAAATAGCAACAGGTGTATCTATTGTTTTGTTTGCAGGTGCTATTGGATGGACTATGCAGACTCTTATTGAGGTGGATAAAAGAACAGCTATCATGGCAGAAAAGGTGTCTGAAAACCACAAGATGATTAAACCTTTGTGGGAAGATTTTATAAGAAGGAGCAAACCAAATGACAATCTTGCGAAGCTCGATGACCAAACAGATAACAAAGCCTGGTTCAAGTGGAAGTAAAAAAAGAAAAAGAAATGCCAAAAGACGCATGTTATCACAAAGTAAAGTCAAGGTATAAGGTTTTCCCGTCAGCATATGCATCAGGAGCCATAGCCGCTTGCAGAAAAAAAGGTGCGAAGAACTGGGGTAATTCCAGTAAAAAAGCAGATGGTGGTATTATGGATAAACAAGCCGTTATCAAAGCGTCTAATGGAAAAGTTTATAGAAAAAGAAAAGCAAAAGATCCACGAATCGCAAGAGGTTGTGGTAATGTCTTGAATGAAAGACGAAAGAAGACAAAGATTACATAATGGCAGTAAGAAAGACAAAATCAGGACTAGCACTTAAAAGATGGTTTAAGGAGGGCTGGAAAGATGTTAAAACGGGTAAGCCATGTGGTCGTAAAAAGGGCGAAAAAAGGGGTACGCCTTATTGTCGCCCAAGTAAAAGGGTGTCTTCGAAAACTCCGAAAACTGCTTCGGAGATGACTTCTACTGAAAAACGTAGTAGAATAAGACAAAAGAATAAGTTAGGTCAACCAGCTGGTGCACCTAGAAGAGTTAAGTCTCTTAGGAGAAAGAAGTAAATGGCAACATCAAATTCAAGAGATTTCGACTTAGATGTCGGTGAGATAATAGAAGAGGCTTATGAGCGTTGTGGTTTAGAAATGAGAACTGGCTACGATGCTAAAACTGCTAGACGTTCACTAAATCTTATGTTTGCTGATTGGGCGAACAGAGGTTTGAATATGTGGACAGTCACACAAGACACTAAAACTATTACTTCTGGTACGGCAACATATTCATTTGATTCTACTTATGTCGATCTCTTGGAAGTTGTTTTAAGAAATAGTAGTGGGACAGATTTTACTTTGACTCAAATGAGCCGTAGTGAATATTTAACTATTCCCAATAAAGCAAATAGTGGTCAACCAAGTCAGTACTTCTTTGATAGACAAGTAACTCCGACTATAACTTTGTGGTCAACACCTGATGCTACATACACATTAGTTTATTATTATGTAAGCCGTATTCAAGATGCAGATGCTTTAGTTAATAATGCAGATGCTCCGTTTAGATTTCTTCCTTGTATGGTAGCAGGACTTGCATATTATCTAGCAATGAAGAAAGCACCAGAGAGAGTTCAGTTATTGAAAGCTGTTTATGAAGAAGAATTTCAAAGAGCCGCAGCAGAGGATGCTAATAGCACTCCTTTAAAATTAACCCCTAGCATGACATACTATAGTTACTAATATGACAAACATTATTGAAACAAAATTTGGAACCTTAGTTAACACTAGCAAGATAGCTTCTGGTAGTGCATCACCTATCAAAAAGTCTGGAGCTTTTTATAGTTTTTCTATTCGTTTAAGTAATGATGATATTCGTGAATATTCTTTTACAAATAGAGATAGAGCAGAAAAGATGAGAAAGATTTTAATAAGCCACTTAGAACAAAAAATAAAGATGGATTATAAGAAGCATGGCTAGGTTTGCAACAGGTAAAAAAGCATGGGGTTATTCAGATCGATCTGGTTTTCGCTATCGTCTACGAGAGATGAAAACAGAGTGGAATGGTTTGAAGGTTGGCCCCGATGAATACGAGCCTAAACATCCTCAGTTAGAACCAAATCATCCTGGTCCAGATCCAACAGCCTTGTACCAACCACGAGTGGATGGAAGGTCAGAAGTGACCGTAGAGAATCTTCTTGGACTAAATCCATTTACAAGCACAGCTAGTAGTGCAGTGATTACAGTCCTTGAACCGTCTCATGGAAGAAGTACAAGTGATACAGTTAGATTTAGAAATGCTTCTAGTTTTG